CACAAGTCAGCGTCATAGTGGCGGATTCGACCCCAGAGGTAAGGAGGGAAACACGCGAACCTCTGGAGTCTGGCTCGAGGAGAATGACATCCTCGGGCGTTCTATGGCTTTGGAACGCTTCTCCAAATGGCTTCGTATTCGTCGCCTGACATGTCGGCATATTTGGGCGCAAGTTCGCAATGGATCCAAGTAGCTTTTTGCGAACCACCGTTGTCTTGAGCAGACCAGTCCTTCCAGCCCCTGCCAATACGCCAGCCACGACCCCACGTCTCACAACCTTTTTTGGTAAGTCCTGAATAATCATGAACCTCCTCCAAGCCAAGCGCAGCTGCATGTTCAACGAACCACAGAATGGCTTCCTTGCCCGATGCTTTATCAGTACCAAACGAGGTATCAAGTGCCCTTGCGGTTCCGTGCACAGAAGGAACGCCAGGCTTCCCCACGATGTCACGAACCACCCAAGTCCCAAGATTTTTGAAGCCCCATCTCTTATTGCAGAGAAGGACAAAGCGTTCCGTGCCTGGGCGTTTTGCTTTTGCTACGCCGTCAGAAGTTCCCGTGTAATTACTCATCTGTCTTCTTCTTTTCTTCTGGATGTCCTTTAAGACCGTTCGCAGCTAACAATCCCCCAAGCGCGCCACCGAGGGTCAAAGTTAATGGGCTGAGGATTTTCCATGCTTCCGTATCATTCGGAGAGACCTCAAGAGGTTGCGTCACGAATAGCAATCCGTAAAGAAGCACGAAGATTGTTCCTGCAAAACTTAATGAAAGTGTGATACCGACCATCAAGATGAGTCGGGCTTTGATTTGATCGCCTGTGAGTCTGGGTCGCATTTTCATCCGCACCTTCCTGTGCCCGGTGTTGTCATTGAGGCTGTTGCTGTTGCTGCTTTGTTTTTTGTGCGTAAGCAATTAACACGTTCACGGTCTGAACAGGCTGTAAGCGATGTTAAAAACACCAATAGAATCAGGCTGTTTCGCATTATGCAGGGCCGATATCTTCAACAAGAATAAAGCCAATACTTGATGCAGATGCAGATGCTTTACCTGTTCCAACGTTGCAAGCCAAAGTTCCGCAGACAGTTTGTGCGCCAGCGGTCAAAGTCGTAACTGCAATACATGTCCCGCCCTGGTAAGTTGTTGTGCCGTTTCCGTTTGTTGCCGTGCCAGCGCTGATGATTGCCCCTGCTGTGGTGCTACCTTTGCGGATTGTCATTTGCATATATGAAGCAGATGAAGAGGACATTTCTGGTTCGTAATAAGTAATGCGGTAGTAACGGCTTGCTATTGCTGTAAATGATGAACTTGTTACTTGTACCTCTTCAACCGTGACTGATGCGTCTGTGGCGGTTTTGGTTCCAAGCGCAACAATGCCAAAACCAAAAGCGTTTTGTTGTGCTGCGGTCAGGATTGCGCCTGAAACGAATGTTGTATTGGGTGCTATTGCCATGTGTTGTGTCTCCTTTAGAAACTGAGAAGGTTTGCGTCCAAGATTCCAAAAATGGAATCATTGAGGGTGAGGTAAGCGTTTTGATCTGTGCTTTCAAAAGTGTACGAAACAATATGAGACCCAGGGGTGATTCGGTGTTCAATTCCTGACACGATCAAAGTCTGAGAGTCTGTTAGCGGTGTTCCGGTGTTGAATGTTTTTTGAACTGTGACGATTGACGTGAGGTCGATGGCAAAGATGGTCGACCATTGCGCGGAAGTGAGCGCTGCAAGTTGAACGCTGACGCCTGTGTATCGAAGGACGGGGTTTCTGTATTTGCCGAGAAGGTACGCGCCGAGACCTGCAACCTCTGACGTTGTTGAGTTCAGGAGCGCTAGAAGGTTGTAGTTTTGCGCCTGGTAAAGGTTGATGGATGTTGAGTCTGAACTGGTTTGTGCTGCTCCTGCGGGTGATTGGGTCACGATGTAGTTGTAGAGCAGTTCTGATCCAAACTGGTTCGTCAGGGTCATGTATGGGATGCCGGTGCCGTCGGTGGTGAATGATGCTCCTGAGACGGGGTTGAGAACGCTTGACCTTCCCTTGAAGGTGAGGGTTCCGTCAGCTGCGGTGTAGAGAAAGCCTTGCTCGGAGGTGTTGACCTGTTGAAGGTAGTTGAGGACGGTTGTGCCCTGTGTGACTGCGTAAGCCCCCAAAGTCGATGATCCTGCACCAATAGACCTTGCGCCCTGATAGAGCACCTCTGGGCGGTCTAGAACGGCTGTGACGCGCGTCCCTGATGTTTCCGCTGATGGTGTCCAGGCGTTGAGAATTTGGTTGGACATTGTGCCAAAAGTGTCTACGCATGAAGCAATCATTCTGTCTTGACTGGCGTTGCCGTAGTCAAGGTTCCAATCTTCGACGTATCCGGTGTAGATCGGGGTTCCGTTGGCGTAAATGATGATTGGGGAACGAGGCAACACATACGGGTAATAAATTGAGGACGTGTTGAGTGGGTCAAGGATTCGCGTGTTGTTGTTAAATACGACTTGTGCGGTGCCTGCGTTGAATTGATCGAGTTGACGGTTGCGCCCGCGACGAATGTTGATGCCAAGAACAAGAGACGTCAGGTCTGCGTAAGCAATGCCTCCGAGTGTTCCGCGTCCACTTGTGTTCAGGACACCATAGAAAGCATCGTCTAGTTGAAAGGGTTGACCGAATCCTGTGGTTGTCTGGAATCCGACGAGAACTTGATATGTGGGGACTGCCATTAGAGACCTGTTGCGGGCGCAAAAACCACGCCTGAATTTCTTTGGGCTGCAAGGATGCTGTCAATGATGTCCTGCCCGACGGACGCGGGGGATGAAATGAGTCCTGCGTCAATGTTGAATGTCACCCCAGAAAAGTCGATGCTTGGAAGCCCTGCGGTGGCGTATCCACCCGAGGTGTCACCTTCGGACTTGTATGGGGTCATTGGGGGCTCTGCGGGGCTCTTAGACACCTTTCCAGGGGAAGGAGAGGTATCGGTCAGACCTGTGAACGGTGCGACAAATGCGGGTGGGGCTGTTGGTGCTGCACCACCTGCTCCTCCTTCGCCCATGTGACCAATAGAGATTGTGCTGATGTAAGGGATGTCCTTGAACGGGGACAAAAGGTTGATGCCGCGAATGATGATGTTCGATGCTTTGACCCAGGCATTACCCATGAACTCAAAGTAGTCAGAAATGCCGTTGACAAAAGATTTGACTCCGTCGCGGAACCACGAAAAGCGGGAATACAAGAGAATGATTCCAGCGATGATTGCCGTGAACACAATCAAGCCCGAAGCAACTTGGAGTGCGGTAAATGATGTTGCCAGGAGCGCGTTGGCAACTACTGCAATTTTGGTTGCTGCGGTGTACGTCACGATTGCTCCGGCAATGGCTGTGACGGCAGCTGCGATTGCAAGGAAGACGGCTGGGTGATCTGATGCCCATTGCGAGAATGTCACAAGGACTGGCAGGATTTTTTCTACGGCAGGCATAAGTGCTGCGCCGATTGATTCTTTTGTTTCGTCGAGGGCAAGTTTCATTCTGCCAAATTTGCCTGCTGCGGTGTTGGCTGCGTCTGATGCTGCGCCACCAAATGTTTCTGCCATTGCTTTGGTGACTTCGTCAAGAGACGCGCCTGACTTGATGAGATCACGAAGTTCTGGGGACAGTTTTGCAAGGGCAGTAAAATTTCCTCCGTATGCCTTTTCAAGGGTTTTTGTGACGGTCTCGAGCGAAACGCCTTTTGCAGCCGATACATCCATAGCAAGGGATGCTGCCTTTTGTGCTTCGGTGATGTCTCCAGTTGCTCGGATGAGCCCTGCAAGTGCCGGACGAAGTTCATCATCTGTGACCCCGAGCAGTTTGCCTTGAGTTGTGATCCAATCTTCGTTGGCTGATATTTGAGCATCGGTTGCGCCTGTTGTGCGTTTGATTTGTGACGCCAATGCCTCTTGTGCTGCTGCATCTTCTGCTGCTGCCGTGACTGCAAGTCCAAGTGCTGCGGTTACTCCAGCAAGTGCAGCTGCTGCCGGTAGTGCTGCTTTCGTAATTGCAAAATGGGCTTTTTCACCGTTGGTTTCAAGATTTTGAAACTGTTTGATTGCTTGCGAAATTCCCTTGCTGTCAAATTCCGTGACAATTGGAATGTTGATCCCAGACATTAGATATTTCCAATCAGACGATTTGCTTCGCGCATTACTTTATTAACAAGACTCTCAACTTGTCCTTCGACTTCGTCTTTGTTGCGTTCATATGCTCGCCACATTGCGCGGCTTGGTGAACCATATTTTTCTGTCAATGCTTGCGCCATTGGTGAACCAGGCTTTGCCTTGCCTGCCATGTGAAAAAGTCGTGCTTGCGGTCCTGACCATTTCATGCCGAAAACTCCGACGTTCTTTTTGAATCCATAAGAAGTATCTTTGATTGCTTTTCCAGAAGTCCATGCTTTGATTTGGCGGGCAGGTTTTACATTGCTCCAGGGAAGCATCTCAGTCTTGGATTTTGTGATCCAGACTCGACCCATGCCTGACAGTGGTGGTTTGTCTGTTGGTATCAACTCAATGGCGTCTTTGATAGTGGTCTCCATAATTTTTTTGAAATCAGAAGTTATTTCACGACGAAGCGATTTATCCATTGAGTTAAGAATTTTGAGAGCGTCCTTAACTCCGACGACTTCCATGTTGAATTCGTTTGTCATCGTCTAGACCGTTGTGCTTTCTGTTTTTCGTTCATTACATCGAAGACCGTGAAAAGGTCGTCCGTGTCGAACGGTATGTCGGGAATCCAGTATCCGGTCTCGACAAGAACTTCTGCTAGAGACCGGCGGAAACTGCCGGATCGGTGGGGAGAGCTTGTTCG